CTGCTGATGTATTTAGTTATGAGTTAAATGGCAGTCAGAATAGCTTTAAGGTGTTAAACGTATTAAACGACACCGATAACCTTGTCATGCAGTATAAGACTGGTGATTGGTTTGACCGTGAGTTTCTGTTGTCTGACCCTCAAAAAGGTACTCCGTACTTCTACAACTTTAACGGTGTGTCCACTGATGGTGATACACAGGTAGACATATACCCAATCCCTGATGCTGCATACACGCTGCGCTTTAACATTACTATGCGTAATCTAGCGTTGTCGGCTGATGCAGATAGTACCGTACTACCTACCCGTCCTATCATATTGTTAGCCACAGCGTTAGCAATTGAGGAACGTGGCGAAGACGGTGGAAAGCAAAGCATTAATGGTTATGCTTCAGGGCTAAGCTCATTAGCGGACGAGATTGCTATGGATGCAGCTCGACACCCTGAAGACACAATCTGGTATCCCGTATGAAACAACTTCAAACACTGTCCATCGTATCCCCCGGCTTCTTTGGTATAAACACACAAGAGAGTGGTGTTACATTATCACCCAACTTTGCTCAACTAACCGACAATGTTATTATTGACAAGTATGGTCGTCTAGGTGCTCGTAAGGGTTGGATAATGAAAACAACCACAGGTGCAGCTACCCTTAGCGGTGCTACTATTGACTTTATGATGGAGCATGTAAACGCTGATAACTCTACTGTTATCTTGTCCGGCTCTGTTAATAAGATATTTAAAAATGGTGTTGATGCCGTACTAACAGACGTAACACCAGCAGGGTACACGATATCCGCTGATGGATGGAAGGGCGCTTCACTTAACGATAAGGCAATGTTGTGTCAAGAAGGTCATGAGCCTTTAATCTACTCAGAGGCAGCGTCACCAGCCACAAAGACCTTAGCAGTCCACACAAGCACAACAGCCTCCTTTGGTACTAGCTACCCTCGTGATGTTATAGCCGCTTACGGTCGGTTCTGGGCGCATGATGGTAAAACAATCTACTGGTCTACGGACATAGCAGACACAGCATTTCCAGCCTTTGCAGCGGGGTCTAGTGGTCTTTTAAACATAGCCTCTGTACTACCTAACAACGTTGATACTATAGTCGCCCTAGCCTCTCACAATGGCTTCTTAATCATCTTCTGTGAGAATAACATTGTTATTTATAAAGGTGCAGAGAATGTCTTAGATGCCTTTGCCCTTAGCGATGTTATAACAGGTGTTGGTTGTATTGCTCGTGATTCCTTAGCCTACACAGGCAGCGACCTCATCTTCTTAAGCAACACTGGTGTTCGTAGTTTAGGGCGGGTTATTCAAGAGAAGTCAGTGCCTATGCGTGACTTGACTAAAAATGTACGTGATGATTTGATTTCGGATATATTGGAAGAACAACGTATTTCAGGGTCTACTGATAATGTCCGTGGTGTATATTCAGAGACAAATGCCTTCTACCTGTTATCTTTCCCTGCCCTTGAAACTGTCTTTGTATTAGACATGCGTCAAGCGCTTGAAGATGGGGCTGCTCGTATCACTGTCTGGTACTCCTACAAGGCATCTTCTTTTCTACGTAGACGCAACCGTGATTTGTTAATTGGTAAGGTAAACGGAATTGGTTTGTACGGTGGGTATGATGATAACAATGAATCGTACCGACTGCGTTACAGTTCTCACTATCTTGACCTAGGCGACCCTACAACAGTGAAGCTGCTAAAACAAATCAAGGCAACAGTTGTAGGCGGAAGTAACCAATCATTTGTTATTAAGGCTGGCTTCGATTATACCAACAACTCAAAGTCTTACCCGTTTCGTTTAGAGACAGGTGCAGTTTTTGAGTATGGAATTACTGAGTATAACATTGGTTCTTACTCAGTAGGGATTGTGTTGGACACTGTTAAAAGTAGCGTAGGCGGTAGCGGTAATACAATCCAGATTGGTTTTGAAGCTGATGTTAATGGTGATGAGTTATCAATTCAAAAGTTAGATATTTTCCTCAAAACAGGAAGGACAATTTAAATGAGTAATTATGTAAAGAGTACAGACTTTGCGGGTAAGGACGGATTAACATCTGGCGACCCTGCTAAGATTGTTAAGGGTACGGAGATTGATGATGAGTTTGATGCCCTAGCCGCCGCTGTCAATAGTAAAGCTAATACTAATAGTCCTGTATTAACAGGAGCACCTACAGCACCTACAGCTACATTAGGGACAGCTTCTACACAACTAGCTACGACTGCATTTGTTCAAGTAGCAATAAGCGCGGCCTACCCTGTTGGCTCTATTTATACCAACGCTTCCGTAGCTACCAGTCCAGCAACATTGTTTGGCTTTGGCACTTGGGAGTCTTTTGGTGCTGGTCGTGTGTTGGTGGGCCTTAACAGTGGTGATACATCTTTTGACACCTTAGGTGAGACAGGCGGTAGTAAAGATGCTGTTGTTGTTAGCCACACCCATAGTGTTACAGACCCCGGACATGCCCACGGAATATCAAATGGGCAACAAGATGGATATGACCCCGGTGCAGGCCAGTTCAGCGCCTCAACTGGCACATCCCAAACCAGTTCATCCGCAACTACAGGAATCTCAATTGCCTCTGCAGGCTCCAGCGGCACTAACGCTAACCTACAACCATACATTACAGTTTACATGTGGAAACGTACAGCGTAATGGAACAAGATAAATTATCTAGTGAAGAGGTAAAGACTAGAAAAGAGACTTGCAACTCTTATGTTACATGGGCTGCTACTGGGACTTGTTACGGCGCTTTAACCTAATGAAAATACCTGTTATAATTACTGACTTCTTTACCATATATACCGAAGCAGTTCAAGACGATGTTTTTATTCATATGGATGTCCTTAAATGGAATAAAAAGATAAGAAGCCAGTTTATAACAGAGTGGAACGACTGGGCTAATAAACAAGGCAGGGATTTATTTGGTATGCCTTTCATAGATAATGACAAGATGGTTAAATGGTCTAAAGTATGTGGCTTTGACTTATTCGATAACTATACCTGTACAGATGGTGTAGTAAGAAAACTTTATATTTGGAGAAATACAAATGGGTGAAATAGTAGGCGCAGTAATTGGCGGGAATGCCACAAAAAGAGCAGCCTCAACCGCTGCAAATGCTCAGATAGAATCGGCAAGAATGGCAGCAGAGGCGGCTAAGTTTAGGCCGTATGCTATTACCAGTGGTTTTGGTAAGAGTATGTTTGATACGGAAAACGACACAGCTTCTTACGAACTTGACCCACAACTAGCTGCTTATAGAGATCAGTTGTATGGGCTAAGTCAGCAAGGGATGGGGAATATTAATTTAGACACCACACAAGCGGCTCAAAACTATTATAACCAACAGCAGGATTTAATGGCTGGAGGCCGAGGTGCTGAAGACATAGCCCTACGCCAGCAACAATTACAAGGTGGTCGTATTGGTTTAGGATTATCAGGTGCTTCACAAGGTGCGGGTGCAGGAACAGGGTTTGTTAATCCTGAACAGTACCAGATGCAATTGGCTAGAGCGCAGACTGACCAACAACTAGCGGCTAATTCAGATCAAATGGCTAGAGGGCAGTTGGATAGTGACATTACTCGTGCTACTGGGTTGTTTAACACCGGTGCGGGTGTGGAGCAGCTAGGTCAATCCGCACTGACAATGGGTGCTGACATCGGTAATAAGCAAGCTGCGGGTCAAAATGCACAAGCTAGTGCATTGTTACAAGGCGGAATGGGCGCTGCTCAAGCTAACTTGGCTGGTGGTTTAGGGCAGGGAGCAATGTTTAACAATATAGGGAAGTCCATAGGTAATATGGGTTATAGTACTAGTGACATATACAAAAGAATGTTTAGCCCTAAAAACGATATGTATAGTGGCTCATCAATGCAATACGAATAAGGAAACACAATGGCTACAAATATTGCAGGATTATTTGGGAACACCTCTAAAAGCCCTATGGACTACCAGAACGAGATGCTTCAAGGTATGCTTGTCTCTCCCGGTCAAATGGGAAGCCAAGGACTTCTACAGCAAGTTGTCTCACAGATGGGTAACGCAGGGGCGCAGATAGGTGCTGGCGTTGGTGGCTTACTTGGTGGTAAGACTTCAGCTCAGGTGCGTGACTCTAGTATTAATGATGCGCTCCAACGTGTATCTCAGGGTGGTTATGCCACTGAGTTTGAGAAGATGAATGCGTTGTCAGAAGAGTTTGGTCGAATGGGTATGGGTGCTGAATCTCAACAAGCATTAGACAGGGCTAACTCTTTACAGGTGAATGAGCTTAACATCCAGAAAGCACAGAAAGATTTAAAGCAACCAGAGTACAAAGACTTCACATCCATAAGAATGGTTATGAATGCATCGACAGGACAGTTGGAGCCTAAGGAGTTTAAAGAAACACGTAAGCTACAGCCTGATGGTTCTTACCGAGCTGAAGACGGAGGTGCGGGAACTACGGAAGACCCTAATGTCCCTGAGAAAACCCTAGCGCAACAAGAACGTGATAGGCGGAACGCGGCTAAAGCGGCAGCTTCTAATCAATAAAAGAGAGTAAATAATGGCAAATAAGGATTATAGAAAAGGTCTTGATTATAGTTTAATACCTGAGACAGACTTGGATGCCATGATTGCTGATGATTATGCTTCAGTGTCAGACGCTACACTCGACTACTTAAACGATGAAGGTAGTTCGATGGATGCCTTCACTGCCAATGCTGGTCGGGCAATTACTTCAGGTCTTCGGGGTCTTGGTATCTACCGACCAGACGAAGCAGAGGATTTGGAAGCAGAGCGTAAGGCGAGGATGTTACAGGACACTAATCCCGCTATGTCTATATTGGGTGGTGTTGTAGGTGGAGTTGCTGAACCAGTTTCTTTACCCTTTTTCTTCCTAAAACCTATTAAAATAGCAGGGGCTATTGCAACCGCTACCGCTCGTGGTGCTGTCTCTGGTGCTGTCTACGGTGGTATTGAGCCTGTCTATGACGAGTTCAACGACAGCCGCATGATTAACATAGGTGTAGGTGCGGCTTTTGGTGGTGTTATCGGCGCAGTGGCAGGTAAGATTGCATCTAAGTTTGGATTCGACCCTAAGTCACCTACATTAAAAGATGACATAGCTAAAGCTCCTGAAGAGATGCAGGCTAGAATGGAAGCGGAGATGGAGGCCGAGATAGATGCCAATAGGGTGGTTAGTTCCCCAGAAGAAGCACCTAGAATGTTAGGCTGGAATGGTAAGACAGCCGAGGCAGAAGAAGTTAACATTGACTTCGGTGGTAAGCAGTCGAGATACAACCCTGAGTTGAAGTCAATGGAGACAGTCGAAATGGCTCCATCTACAGTTGACTTCAGTGTCCCTGATTTTATTAAAGGTAAGGTTAAGATTGCTAACACTGCTGCTAATGGGTTAGACGACATCGATGAAGCCTTGTGGCATATTGGTGGCCCTAATGCTCAGAAGGCTGACATTGCTTTAACATCCCTAGCTGAGCGTACAGGCTTAAAGCATAAAGAGTTAAAGCTGATGGCGCAGACTGCACGTAAGGAGATTGTCAAACGCTCAGGCTCTGTTACTAAGGACGGTAAACTGGACTTCGGTAAGCAGCCTACAATGATAGCTGCTAATATCCGTAACCGTGTTGACCCTCCTCGTGAGATTATAACACCTATTCAGCCTAAGCGTATTAACGTTCAGGATGGCTTAGACATTAACGAACGGGAGTTACTGAAGAAGGCTGGTGTATTCATGCGTGTCAATGCAAAGGGGAGTCTAACCTTCCATGATGCGATGAACGGCTACAAGTTCATACCCGGTAACGTGCTAAAAGAGCGCATGAACGCTGTCGGTATCGACCTCGACATTCCTCAGTTTAAGCAGAAGTCAAAGGTAGAGGCGGCGATCAAGCAAGCAGAGCCTGAAATGAAGGCTGAGGCTGATGCTAGAATGGCTCAGGAGTCCCCAGAAACGCCTACAAGCCCTTCTAAGGCACAGACTAAGGCTACCCCCTTAGACGACCTAGATGTAGCGCCTGAGGATATTGGTATTCCTAAGCAACAACGTAGTGTCGGTTCTGCTGGTGTTGACCCTAAGACCTACCTTGGTCAAGAGATGATGCCTAACACTTCAAAGAAAGTGGCTAAGGGTGGTATTACGGCTGAGAGGGTGCTGTTAAAGATGCTAGAGAATGACGACCCTAGAATTGCTGTCCCTAAAGATGGTGACAGGGCAGTCCAAGGCTCAGGCTCTTTTGCTGGTTCAAAGCAACGGGGTGCTGCTGAACTTAGAAAGATTATTAACGAGCATGGTAACATACCTGAGTTTATATTAACACGTAAAGGCGACCCTCGTGGTATGTCCGATGCTGAGACTGTTGCAATGCGTTGGTTTCATGCCGATGCAATGGCTAACAGAGCTATCTTGTTAAATAAGCTAAAGGACATTGTGAGCAAGCAAGAAGGCTTAGATACTCCTGAAGTAGCTAAGATGGGTGAAGACTTGGTTTATTATACAGGTGTCGATATGTTTATGAGGAATGAAGGTTCGAAGCTCAGTCGTGCTTTGAATGCTAGACGTATTCTCTCACAAACTATCGCACAAGGTCAGACTCCTCAGACCAAAATGATGAGGGGATTGTTTCCGGGAATGAGTTGCAAATGAGTGAAGTAAACGTATCAGTCGCATGCCAGAATGAGTTAAAGAAGCTGGGCGAAGTTATGGCTAAAATGGACGGAGCTGTTGTCAATCAAAAAGAAATTGATACCATGCTTCGTGCTATAGTTAAGGACGGGCTTGAGCAGAAGAAACCGGGCTACTTGCAAATGTATAATGAGTTTATCATTAACGGTATGTTGTCTGGCCTTGGAACACCCTTGGTCAACTTCGCATCCAACATGGTACAGACTTTAGCTAAGCCTACATTAGGTGTTATTAGCTCTACTTTCAAAGATAAGATAGCTAAGCGTGAAGCCCGTGCCTTGTTCTCCGCCGCTTTTGAGGGTATGGGACAAGACATGGTGTTTCTGAATAAGGGCTATCAGACTGGAATGCCAGTAGACTTTGAACTCTCTCCGGCTGCATTAGGTATGAGTCAAAAGAAGTTCAACGAGTATATGATTAACTTAGGTGCTAAGGTTGACCCACGCACAGGTACGGTTTCCCCTGCGGAGGCTAATGCTTTGCTGAAGGGTAGTTACGATTACATAACTAAATCTATCCCCGGCCCTGTAGGTGAATTCATTCGTATACCTACTAGGTTAACGGTCGGGATTGATGAGTACTTTAAAGCCCGTCTACGTAACCAAAAAACTTTAGCCTTAATTAGCCGTAAGGCTTCCTTGGACGAAGAGAAGAACATGGGGACTTACGAAGAGTTGTTTGAGCAGTACAAGAAGAAGGCTTTCTACACTATGCAGGAACCTCCTACTGATTTAGATAGTAAGGGTATCTCAGATTGGAACATAAAGGAAAGCCAGCAACGCGCTAATTATGCTGCTCGGTTAGAAACAGTGTTTGGCGGTGATGAGAGCTTTACGACTGCCCTCTACGATGTACGTAACTATGCGACTGATGGGACGTTCCAAACGAAGCTAACAGGTATATTGGAGAAGATCAGTAATGCTAAGGGACAAGGGGAGACTTTAGGTCAAACCATTCTGTTACAGGCTATCCCATTTCTACGCACACCGTGGAACTTAACACTAGAAGGTGTTAGCTATGTACCGGGGCTGGGTATTGCTATTAAGCCGGGAGTATCTAAGACCTCTATGAAGATGAGGAAGTCTGCTGATGGAACTGAGTATCCCGTGTTTGAAACCAATGTGGTTAAGATGGGTCGAGATGAGGTTGCAGCCCGTCAAGTGGTGGGTTTTGGTATGGTGGCTACAATGGCTGCTTTGTGGGCGGATGATAGGTTAACTGGCTCTATCCCCGACAGCGCTCAAGATCGTGCTCAATGGCAGGCTAATGGTAAGCAAGAGTTTTCTATTAAGGTAGGGGATAAGTGGATTAGTTACCAACGTGTTGAACCTTTCTCAACTGCTATAGGCTTAGCTGCTGATAGTTTTGAGTTAGTCAAGAACCTTAACAATGGGTCTATTCAGCCGGGGAAAGAGATTGAGGAAACTAAGGCTGCTGCTTTTGGTATGTTAAAGTCTAACATCCTACAGAAGACATTTATGCAGGGTTTTGCTGACTTACTGGCTACAATGGAAAGTCCACAGAAGGCTGAGACGTTCCTAGCTAGTATGGCTAAGCGTATGGTACCAGCTATTTCCAACACTGTTGCCCGTGGCTTTGACCCTGTAGAGCGTGAGGCAGTTTCGGTTGGAGATAAAGTTGCTCAACGTATCCCCGGATTACGTCAAACACTTCCTGAATCTTACGCCTTATACAGTGCAGACCCTAAGAACCCACAACCGCGTCAGACTAACTTAATGCAAGCGGCTACAGGCTTTGGTGTTAGTGATATGCCTACGGAATTCCAACAACGTATGCAAGACCTAGGAGTTAAGTTTGCACCTAAGTCCGCGACCATGAGTAAGGTTAAAATGGATGCGGAGGAATTATCTGACTACAAGAGGTTTATTAACGAGAACGTTTCACGTGTGTTTGGACAAGCAATCTCTGGCCTTGAGCGTATGCCTAATAAGCAAATGGCTCAAAAACAAGCAAGTCGTATAATGAGTAACGCTACGAAGATGGCACGATTTAAGCTGATGCGGAAGTACCCTGATTTAAGAAAGCAGATTCTAGCTCAAAGCAAGTATGACAATTTTGGTATAGTAGAAGAGTAGAAACAGAAAAGCCCCTATGTAGTGATACATAGGGGCTTTTTTTTGCCTAGTTATCTAACAAGGACACATCTATCTCATGGAACTCACCAAACAATATCTTAAAGAATGGTAGGCTAATAGCTAACCCCTCAAACCCTGTCATTATAGTTCTACGTGTTCCTTCCTCATCCTCTGAATCTACAATGTAACATGTTTCAGTAGCATTCTCAATATCAATACCAATACCTAACCTCATTTGCATAGAGAACTGCATGTTAATACCCGTCCCTTGCATCTTCCCACTTCGTCTTGGCGATGATGTAATTCTTCACCAGACTACTACGGACAATATCGTCAATACCAAACTCTATTTCAGTGAACTCACCCATGTTACGCAAGATAGATAGAAAGTCTAACAACCCACTCTTATCATCACGCTTCTTCAAGTCCACCTGCCTATAGTCACCGCACAAGAAGAACTTGCTGGTGTGGCCGATACGGGTAATAATGGTGTCCAGCTCATGCATCGTACAGTTCTGGCTCTCATCTAGAATAACAATAGCATTGTTAAACGTAGTGCCCCTGATGAACGATGTCGACAAGAACTCTACAAACCCCTGCTCAACCAACCTATCCCATGCATCTTTGCGCTTGAACATCTCCGCCGCTATCTGCTTATACGGCTCAGTGAACATGTTCATCTTCTCAGCGGCATCACCCGGCAAATGCCCCATCT